GTAGATCGAGTCGTCGTACTCGACCAACAGCTGACGGCGATCGCCGAACGCCTGGTACTTGAAGTCGCCGTAGACGGCGAACTTCAGTCCGGTGGCGTTGGTGGTCGGCATCTGAGTGGTCAGGACGACGGGAGCGCCGAGCAGCACGCCGCTCGATCCAGCCGACCCGTTCGGGAGAGCGTTCTGCACGCCGACCCCGCCCCAGTTGGTGGCGTAGATCGGACGGCCGGCGCTGTCCTCGAGCGAGACGAGGTGCTGGAACACGGACGGATGCATGACCCAGGTGCCGGAGCCGACGATGTTCGCGTCGACGGAGAACTTCGCCGCGACGAGCTCTGCGAAGGTGATTGCCGAGTAGTGCGTGGCGGCGATCGTCTTCGAGTTCGTGGCGGTCTGCACGACACCGGAGAACGGCGTGGTGCTGCTGAAGGTCTGCTTGTTCTCTTCCTTGCCGATCGCCTCGGCGAAGAGCTCGGCGAGGAACGGCTCGATGGAGATCAGCGCATCCTCGGAGAGTTCGCGCGAGACGGAGTCCAGCGCGACGAGCGTCGAGGAGTCGAGTTGCGGGGTGCCGAACACGACCTCGGACACGTCCGCGCCTCCGCTCGGCTCGGTGCTCTCGGTCGGGAACTCGACCGTCGGGCCGGTGGAGATGGTTCCCACGTCGATCTTGTCGCGCGTCATCGGAATGACGCGGCAGATCTGACGGGCGAACGACTTCTCCTCGATGATGCGGACTACTTCGCCGTGCACCTCGACCGGGACGAGGATGCCGCCGTCGCTGGCGGTTCCCTCGGTCTGGCCGTTCGCACGAGCGAAGGGCTCGGGCACTGCGTCGCCGTTGGCGGCGCGGCGGGCGGCGGTGAACGCCTGGCCGAAGAGGCTCACGCCTCGCCGACGGGCGGCGTCGCCCTCGGGCACAAATACCTTCTCGCCCTGCGGCAGCGCGCGGTCGAGAGCGTTGCACCGCTCCTCGATGCGCTTGAGAGCGTCGGACATTTCGTCGACGCGAGAGACGACTGCGCCGCGCTCGGCCTTGTCGGCCTCGACGCGATCGCGAATGCCTTCGATCGTCTCCTTGATCTTGTAGAGGTTGCCCTTTTCGGGCGTCAGGATCTCGGCCATGTTGGCCTCCTTCTTTTCGTCTTCGTCTGGACTTTGCTCGTCGCTGCGCCTACGGCCTCCAGGCCAGCGCAAGCGTGCGGACTACTGGCCGTCGTCCGCGGAATCGAACGAACGGGCGAGGGCGTCGAGGCTATCGGCCAGATCGCGCTCGACCTCCTCGTCGCCGTTCGACTCGGGTTCTCTGTTTTTGTCGTCGTCGTGGTCGCCGTACATCGACTCCTCGAGGACCTCGCCGAGCATCCGGTCGGCGTCCCTCATGCAGAGTCGCGCCTGCATGAGCTTGTCGTAGCGCTCACGCGAGATCGCGGTCCCGATGCGGGCCTCGCCTCCGAGTTTCTGCTCGGCGACTTCGATGAGGTCGCGAAGGATCTGCGCCGCGGTCCGCTCGGTCTCCGACTCGGAGTCGGCGGCGGCCTCCTCGGCCTCTGCCGGCGCGTCCTCTGCGGGTTGCTCGTCGGTGTATTCGTTCACGTCCTCGCTCGCGAGTACGTTCTCGAGGAGTTCTCCGAGCGCCATGTGCTCGGCGGCAAGGCGCGAGAGAGCGGCGTCGGCCTCCTCTTCGTTTTCGTCGGCGATCGCCGTCGCGACCTCCTCCACGCAGGTCGCGACATCCATCGCTGCCTGCATAATCGGTCGAAGTTCGTCGAGAGAAATCATCCGTGCCTCGGTCTCGGTTGTGGTCGCTGCGTCGTCGAGGCTCCGGTCCTCGTCCTGCTCGGCGTCGATCGCGTCCATGAGCTCGACCCGGGAGCGGGCGAAGTCTCGGCCCGCGTCGCCGCCCCAGAGTGCCCACGCGATACGTCCGGCGCTCGGGTAGCCTTCCTCGCCCGGCGCCCAGCCCTCGGCCTCCTGGTCGACGGCGTGACGAGCGAAGTAGGAGTTCATGCGCCGCACGGTCTCGAGGGAGAGCGGTCGACGATTTTTCAAGTCCCTGGCCCGAGCGACTCCGACCTCGGTGCCGCCGCGGCCGTGCTCCTCGCGCCACGCCAGCCCGCGCTCTGCCTCCTCGGCCATGCCGGCGGTCGGCACGGTGTCGATCTCGACGCCGCGATAGTCCGCGCGTGCCTCGTCCTCGACGACGGGATCGCGAGAGTCGAGGACGTAGGCCGAGGAAGTCGACTCGCCGCGAATCCTCGAAGCGGAAGCGAAGGCGCCGAGCACCTCGGGCGAGATGAGTCCGCGCTGCGCCTTGAGCATGATGGCCTGCGGGTCTGCCGGGATCGGGACGGCGGAAAGCTCGAGGAGCTCGCTGCGCAGGAAGCGCACGCCGGTCTGCCGGCCCTCTTCCATGATGGGCTCCGTCTCGAGCGGCAGCCAGCCGATCGACACCGACCGCATATGGTTCTCACGGTAGAGCTGGTAGACGGTCTCGGCGAGCTCGTGCGTCGCAAAGCGCACGCGCATGATGAGGCGAGGCGTGCCGGCGTCGGAGTCGATGCGGCGGTCGATCACGCTACCGATCGGCGGAAGAGGCGGGCGGTCGCCGTCTCCCTGGTCGTGTCCCCAGAGAAATACCGGATTGAGGTCGAAGTTCTCGAACTCGAAGCCAGAGACGACGACCTCGTGCCCGTCGCGCTTGCGGCCTTCGGTCGCGGCGACGAACTCGATCACGCGCTCCTCGTCCTCGACTGCGCGCACCTCGCACTGCGTGCCACGGCGAATCAGCACCGGGCGCTGGTTCTCCAGGTCTCGGCTCAGGCTCCCGCTCGGTGCGACGATCTGGCGTTCGGCCATCCGGCTCTCCGGCTCTGGTCGTTGGTCTCTGCGCCCGCGCGCAATATACCGCAGATTCGCTTGAAACAATAGGGATCAGACCGTGTAGTCGGGCGCCGGCAGTTGCGTCTCCGGGAACCACGCCAGCGCCTCGGCGCTCTCGAGGACCGGAAGCGTATCGCACCGGCAGTTGATGATCTCGCCGGCGCGGTCGCTCGGGTCCTCTCCGGGCGCCGTCGTGCCGTTGCTGAACGCCTCGCCGATCTTGCGCACCTCGCCGTCGATCCTGTGCGTCGGTCGGACTACCGAATCGCCCTGCGAGAGCCACTCGTGCCGCTCGACGCCGAGGTTTCGGTAGGTGTCGTTTCGCGCGGCCGACTGCGCGATGAGCGTCTCGGTCCGGGCGATCGTGCGGGCCCGGGACACCGACGCCCGGCCGTCGAAGGCCACGCGAACGCGGTCCATCATGTCGGCCAGGTTCTCGCCCTCGACGTAGCCCTCGATCAGCGTATCCCGCACGGCCTCGATCACCTCGTCGGAGATCGACACGATCGCCGCAAACCGCCGCTCGTAGTAGTGCTTCACGATCTGCGGCCGGCGCGACGACGCGAAGTCGACGAGATCGGGCTCGAGTACGGCGTAGGTGTCGAGCGTCTCGATCGCCTGCTCGGCCGTCTCGTTGATCGTCTCGGCGGCTGCCGACCGCACGACGCGCCAGAGCGAGCCGGTCTCGATTGCCTCGAGCACCTCGTCGATGATGCTCTGTGTCGGGCGCTTCTCTTCGGCGCGCTTGTAGCCGCGCGCGTCGGGAGCTCCGACGGGCTCGCCTAACTCCTGCGTGAGCTTGTCGAGCGTGCGCAGAGCGTCGCGGCGCCATCGGTTGAAAACGGCCTTTACCGCCTTCTCGAGGTCGCGCTCGCGGCGACGCGCGACGGCCTGCCGGGTCTGCCAGACCATGCGCCGGGCCTCGGGCAGCATCCACTCGCCGTCCGGGCCGCGGTAGTCGGCCTCGAGACGACCGAGCACGGCGATCACGCCTCCCGGCATCGGCTGCGAGCGCAGGCTGCCGGCGCGGAAGTCTCCGACTGCGTGCCGGGTCGACGCCAGCCGGATCGTGCCCTCGGCCTCCTGCGCCTCGCCCATCTCGTAGCCGAGATCGCGAGCCCAGTCGCCAGCGCTTGCCGCGGTCCACTCGTCGGACGCGAAGACCAGCGCCAGGACCGCGAGCCCGGTCCGCTCGTGGAGCAGGTCGCGGCGCAGCGCCCGCATGACGGGCCGGGCCGGCGCCTCGCGTGCGGGCTCCGAGGCAGGAGCGGGCGCCGCCTCCTCGGTCGGCTCCTCCGCGGCCTGCTCGGGCTCGGGCTCCTCTGCCTGCGGCTCCGCGAAGCCTCCGAGGATCGCGTCGGCCTGCTCGTCGGACATCCCGAAGACCACGACCAGCAGGCCATGCGCTGCGGATACTGTCAGTTCGCCCTTGCCGACTCGCGCCGCCACGTCGACGATTGCCGACGCCTGCGCGGGATCGAGCGCGTGCGCTTCTTCCTCCGCAGCGAGGAGCTCCTGCCACGCCTCGAACGGATCGGCCTCCTCTGCGCCGGCGCCGATCACCTGATCGACGGGCACGAGGCTGTTCGAGATGAACGCCACGTCGCCGTGGTCGACCTCCGGCATCCCGAGTCCGAGTCGCTCGTTTACGCTGTTGAGCGTGTAGCCGAGCGCGGTCAGTCCCTGGGCGAGCTTCACCTGCTCGCTCGCGTCGTCGCGCAGAGCCTCTACGCCGGTGAAGTCAAAGCGGGCGTGCTGGGTCATCTGGCGCGGCGTGACGAGCTTATCGGTCAGCGTCTGCGCCAGGTCGACGGCGAGCGGGATCACGTTAGACGTGTAGAGGAGCTTCGACTGGATTTTGAGGCCGGCGTCGGAGAGGCCGCTGCTTTCGTACTCGTTCAAGAACAACAGAGGCACGTTGAACGCTCTCGCGATGTCCGCGAGATTCCAGCGCCTGGCCTCGAGCCACTGCATATCGCGGGCGCTGGTCCCGATGCTTTGGAACTCGAAGTTACTGCCGAGGACGGCGATCGACTCCGCGTGCTCCGCGCCGCCGTATGTCTCGACCCATTGGTCTTTGACCAGACGGGCGTCCTCCTCGTCGAACCGGCCCTCTCCCTTCCAGCGCAGCACGCCGGCAGGCGAGCCGCTGTTTTGGAGCACGGCGCGATTCCAGACGCCGGCGAGGTGATCGCTCTCGATTGCGATCTGCGCGACGCCGAGCGGGCCGATACCCTCGAGCGGGTCGCTCGGGTTCGGCGCGTATTGGAGATGGATCATTCGGTCGGGCGGGACGATCTGCGCGGTGTTGGTCCGGTCGGTCGCCACCTCGTAGCCCGTCAGGCTGTAGAGGTTCCGCTTGTCGCGGCGCGGCGTGATCCGCTGCGGCGGGAACGGAAGGAGCGCACGCGGCACGCCGTGCGAGTTGTCCTGGTCAAGGTAGATGTAGGCGTTACCCTCGAGCAGCAGGTGCGAGACAACCACGCGCAGGAACTGGCCTTGGCGCATGAGTTGGTTCGGGCGCTCGAGGAGTAGGGCGAGCGGCGTCCCTTGCGTCACCTCCTCGCCGTCGTACAGCCGCAGCGGCACGCGCGAGAGCGTCGAGGCGATTACGTTGATCGCCCGGTAGACCGCGATCGATTGCCGGTACGGGTTGCCGAGCTTCGCGTCGCGACCGTAGTCGAGCGAGCGCAGATACGACGCAAGGCGCGTCGCGGAATCCGAGCGCGTGAGTGATTGCGATCCAGTCCGTCGTCGTCCGAGAGCGCGCAAGCGCTCGAGTAGTGTGGCGATGGTAGCCCTCCGGGCTCGGTCTGGACGCTGGACGAACTAGAGGACGATCTCGCTGCCGAGGCTCCTCCGCGTTAATTGTAGCCGATTTGAGGCTGCATAGGCTAGCATCACGGCCTCGAGACGGTCGGGCGACTTGCCTCCGCGGCGCGCGATCTGCTCCTTCGACTCGATCTCGACCTTGCCGCTGCCCGAGTACCGATAGCGCAGCGCCGACGCTTGGCTTACCAGCTTGCGGTCGTCTGGTAGGTCGATGCTCTGCGCCATGAGTCGTCCGCGCAGGTGCCAGAAGAGTTCCGCCTTCCAGTTCGCGTACCGGGACTTGTCGACCGCAGGCCGGCCGACGTTCACCTCGGAGACACGGTAGCCGGCGTCGCGGATCTGCTGCGCCATGTAGTAGCCGATCCCGATCGAGTCGACGCAGACGAGCGGCTCGCGGTCGCGATAGTGCTCGAGGCACGAGAGCACGTCGCCGCGCGCGTCTCGACCGCTCCATGCGCGCATCTCGACGACGCGCCGGCCGTGACGCACGACAACGACGGTCTCGTCCGCTCCGGGCCCGGCCACGTCGATCCCGACCTGCCATTGGTCCGGGTCCTCGCAATGCGCCGGCGATTCGGCCGGCAGGCTCTCGAGCCAGCGTGCGGTCGCTGTCGGGTCGGCGTGCCGTGCGACCGACGCCTCGAGCCAGCCGAGCGCCAGGAGTGAGTCGTCGGCCTCGCTCGGGAAGTCGCCGAGCACGCGGCTCTGCCACGGCGGCGAGCCGACTCCCCACTCGGCCGCGGCCTCGGCTACCCATCCGCGCGTCGTGAGGAACGGGTGCGAGTTCTGCTCGAGCTCGTCGGGCGATAGCGCCAGGACGCGCTCCGTCGTCTCCGTGTCGGTAGACCCGCGCACGTCGTCGAAGTTCGGGTTGTCGAAGGCGCTGACCGTATGGCACGACCAGCGCTCGCGATTCGCGGTGAACGCCTCGTAGAACGGACCGGCAGTCTCGGTCGGGTTGCCGATTGCGAGCAGGCGCGCGTCGCCGCCGGCGAGCAGGGAGAACGCGGCCTCCCAGATGTCGCCGCGCACGCCCGGGCCTTCGTCCAGGATCACGAGTAGGTGCTCGGCGTGGTGGCCCTGGAATCGGTCGGCCTCGTCCGTCGAGAGACCGAGCACGAAATGGTCGGGCGCGCTGCGGAGTTCCGTGCCGAGTAGGGTCGAGCCCATCGAGACGGGCATCCGGCCGTGCGCCGTCGCGATCTCCGACCACAGGAGCTTGCTCACCTGCGACCAGGTAGGCGCGGTCGTGATGACGCGCGATCGCGGATAGAGGTAATGGAACGCCAGCGCGATCCGCGCGGCGACGTAGGTCTTGCCGACCGAATGCGCCGCCTTGACCGCGACGCGCTTGCTGCTCCAGACCGCCTCGACGACCTCGCGCTGCCGGTGCCAGAGCGGAGCGCCGATTACGCGCTCGACGAACCACACAGGATCACGACGGCCGCGTTGCAGGATCTCGCGCACGGCCACCTGCTGCTCGGCTACTGCCTTCTCGGTCGATGGTCTCCAGCCAAGGCCCGGCGTCGCGCGCCGGCCTGGCTTGCTCGGCTTGCCGCGAGCCCTAGCCGTCGAGATCGTCGGACGCCTCCCGCGCCAGCGCAACGAACGAGAGCGCCGCGCCTCCCGGCCCGGTCACCTCCTGGCGCTCGGTCTGCTTGAGCCATTGCTTGCCGAGCCAAATGAGCATCGCCACGTTGCCGCCCTCGGCCGCGAGCCACTGCCTGCGACGGAGCGACATCTGGCCCTCGCTCTTGCCTTGCTCGATGATAGTTGAGAATCGCCGCGTGAGCGTCTCGCGCGAGACGCCGAGGATCGCGCTCATCTCCTCATATGTGCAATGGATCGCCGCGAGCTTGCGCAGCAAATCCTCGTCGACTTTGAGCTTCGGTCTTCCTGCCTTCGGTCTTCCAGCCATGGCGCTAGTGTATCACGG